TGGTGCTGCGCTTGCGCGGCGCTACACCTTCGTTAGAAGGTGTATTAACTGGTGTTGGTGTTGGTGTTGGTGTTGGTAGCTCAACATCCGCTGAACGTTCGCTAAGCGTCGGTTCAGCGTTCGTTGAGCGAGGCTTGTTGGCCTTTGCTTGGCGCGCTGCAACGGATGCTTCTGCGGATGCTTTTGCTTTGGTCTGCTTGTCCTGCATGCGCAGAATCTCTTCGTCGCAACGGGCGCTGACCCAGCCTCCCTCTGTCAAGGTGAAGAACTCCTGCAGCACTGCGGTGACTTCGGCCAAATTGCCGCGCATGCGAATCAGGCGCGCCACATCCGCAGGCTCAACCGGCAAAGCCGCCTCACGCAGGTAGTACTGATCCAGCATTCTGCGATAGGCGAGGTCTTCCAGCGGCTCCAGGTGGGCCGTGTGGGCGGTGTAGTCGCCGACGTGGAAGGGAAAGTAGTTCAATCGAATCCCCTTTCCATGCGGTATTCCGCCCAATTCGTTGTGTCCGGCCCTTTGGCCGCGTTACAGGGCCCGCACAACGGCTGCAGGTTCTCGATGCCATCTGAGCCGCCCTGATAAATTGGGACGATGTGATCCTTCTGGATCTCGTGCAGCTCCATATGGCTGCCGCACATCACGCAGCGGCACTTAAAGGCTGCGACGAGCGAGAGCCACAACGCTTCGGTGTGTTTTCCTTTGGATCGGGCCGCCGCCATCCGAATAGATCGAATGCGGGCGTTCCAGCGGCTGCGGTCTTTCGCCGTTGTGGATGCGTCGCGTTGACCAATGGCAGCCTCCAATTCGGATTGCCATGGTTCCCCGATGTGGTGGAAGGGGTAGTAGTTCAAACCGCCGCCTTGCTGATCGCCCTGCGGCGCTCGGTGTTTGCACGTCCGATCTCTCGGTTCTCCAGCACGAAGCCGGGGTAGCGCTTGAGGCTCATGTTTGGCCTGGGGAGTCCTGCAGACTTGCCAGGCTTTGCCTTTGGACGGACGGTGGGGAAGGTCATGCGGCCTCCATCGCAAATGCTTTGTTGCACTGCTCCATCAAAAACTGCGGGTTAACGCCGATACACGCGCAATAGGATGGGATGGCGTTCGCCATGAACGATGGCGCAAAGGTCACCGCCAAGCCAGATGAGCGATCCTCTGTCGCCTTGTCCTCAATAGCTTGTGCAATGACCGCAGCAAGCAAATCAGACTCCGGGCTGCGCTCTACAGTCGCCCAACGGCGCAGCAACTTCTCCCACGTTGACCGCCTGTAGAACATGGCCCTGGATGAGGTGATACGTGGTTTTTGGTTCATGCTGCTGCCCGCTTGCGCTTGTTAGCTGCTGTCTGTGTTAGCTGCAACTTAACCAGCGTAGCGTAAGCAGGGCGGGGAATGCGGTTTTGCGCAAACTTGGTGATCCATGAATAAGACACGCCAGCTTGCTCTGCAATTGCAGGCCATCTGCCACGCGATCCTTCCAGATATTCCCGCATTTCGGTGTCGAGGGGTTTAGTCATGCGGTGCATTTTAGCGCCACCTGGCAATGCTATGACACGGTAAGGTCGATTGATTTTAACTATCGCAATCATCTGCTCGATAGTTTTATTTTCATGACAAAGATTGCACAAGCTCTCAGGCTTTTGATAGTATTCAGGTGTCGCAGCAAACCGCAGCGACAGGGTGAGCGGATCGGCGGTCACCACGGAGTTCCTTAAAAGCTGAGGGTGATGTGATGGGCGGAATGCGCAGGCTGATGCGCAGTGATCCAGTAGGTGCCCGAGCTTGCCGTGGGCGCCTACGCATAGCAAGAAAGCCGGAGTTCAGCACCGGCCCGCCCTTCACATCACCTTCAAACGTACCTGCGGATCAACCTGTAAGCACTGCTTACCAGTTGGCAGCCCTTCAATGGGTAGTGGGCGCGGACTGGTGGCGAGAGAACCAGGTGACGCGGCAGCGCGAAGAACAGGAAGCTGCCAAGCCCAGGCGGGCGCTCAGGTGGGCGCAACAAGCCGGGTTACAGGGCACTGATAGGCATCAGCAAAGCGCGGGCCAGCCGCGCAGCAGGAACCGGCACAGCCGGGATATGCCTGCACCGGCCTTCAGCCGAGGGCCAATCCCAAAGCCTTGCGGGTCAGGGCTTTGGCATTCAACCAAGGAGCAAGCAATGGGAAATGCACTCGGAAAAAACGTGATGCAGGCTCGAATCAATGCACTGACCATGAGATCGGCGGATAGCCGCGTGCTCAAAACGGCAAAGCACATCGAGGAAAACGGCCTGCAAGAAAACCGTTCTATGCGGCGCCACGCGAAGAAAGAACAGCAACGCCTGGCGCGATTGAAGTAACCACCCCCTCCCGGCCCAGCGCCGGGGCCAACCACACACAGGAGAGAGACATGGGCGCACCACGCAGCGGCGACACCATCACCTACACGCGGCTGGACGGCACGACATGCACGGCCAAGGCGGTGCGCGTCGAAGGCAATCTGTGCTGGACGGACTACGGCAACGGCGATGTGGAGCCCTTCATCTGGCGTTTCCACGACGGGCTGAACACCTTGCACGACTGGCCCGGCAAGGCCACCCAGTAACCCCACTCCCCGGCAGTGCCGGCGCCATCAACCCATTGCCCAGCGCCTCTGCCGCAAGGTACGCGCTGGCTATCACACAACCCTCCATGCGAGGGCTTTTTTTTGGAGCCAGCATGTACCTGACCCCCAACCCCCACGCAGACGCTGAAGGCTATTTCAGCGACATGCAGGCGCATCAAGACGCCCGCAACGCGATTGAAGCCGAAGCCGGTTCAGCGCTGCGCTATGCCCTGGCCTGGGGCAGCGGTGAATGGCTGGGCCTGCGCAGCATCCGTGACCGCATGGCGGGTGAAGTGATTGCAGAACTGGCAGCTACTGAAGAAGGACGCGAAGCCATCACAAAGGCCCTGTCCACACTCGCGCAAAGCAAAGCGCCAGAGGCCGTAGGAGCTATCTGGTCGCTGTCGGACGTGTGGGTCAAGACGCTGGGCAAAGAGCTGGAGCAGGCAGTTTCAACACGCAGGAGCAAGCAATGATGAACGACACCACCCGCACATACCCCCGCACCCTGCGCCAAGCATTCGGGATGTCAGCCGAAGACGCGCAGGCCATCTATGTGTATCGCAAGCCACTTGCAGAACGCATCTTGATCTGGCTGCTTTTCCGCTTCGGCTGGGCGCTGGTGCTGCTGGCAGTGTTTTTGCTGTCGGGCTGCGCAGATGACGTGCACGCATACGCCGCTGCGCAGGCAGACCTTGCCGACGCAATCGCAGACGCGGCCAAGGAGGCTGGGAAATGAATGAAAAACTAAGCCTGTCGCTCTATTCGCAGGCCAGGCACTTCTTCGAGAGCGATGCTCAATTCAGTGGCGCAAACGTGAAGGCCATTCTGGATGCGTACAACGAAGCCGCGCGTTTCGCTGGGCTGCTTGCACGTTTCGCTCTGAAGAAGCCGGAGTACAGAGAACGTGCGTTGTGGGCTGAGGCGAGTGCGTCAACCCTAGAGCGCGTCCTGTCCATCTTCTTAGATGACAGTGCAAGTGAATGCGTTGATGGCAAGCCGTGGCGGATAGAAGGAGACGATTCATGAAGCGGCTAAAAGATTTCGCTGCCCTATACCGCATCTACCGCCAAGTCAACCCGCCATTGCGGGCCGCACGCCTGGCGTGGCTGCTCGCCGGGGACTGACATGGACTGTCCAACAGGCAAGGTGGTGCACACGCTCAAGACTGCCAAAGCCGCATCGAAGCGTGCAAGGCACCGCACAGAACTACCCCTAACACCATACCGCTGCGCCGAGTGCGGACAGTGGCATGTGGGCACAAGAAGCGGGCTCAAGCGCCCGGTCAAGACCATCTACGACAACCACCAATTGAGGATGACATGAACGCCATCACAACCATTGAGCAGTTCGTTTACGGGGCCGAGGCCAGCTTCCAAAGCGTGCTGGTTGACCGCTCAATCAACTTTGAACGCGAAGCCGGGTTCGCTATTCAGATCCTGACCTCTGGTGACTACATCGCCAAGCTGGCAGCGGGCGACCGGCAATCTGTCGTCAATGCCGTGACCAACATCGCGGCCATCGGCATCAGTCTGAACCCAGCCAAGAAACAGGCCTATCTGGTGCCGCGCAAGGGCAAGATTTGTCTGGACATCAGCTACATGGGCCTGATTGACCTGGCGATTGATTCCGGTTCGATCATGTGGGCGCAGGCCGCGCTGGTGCATGCCAACGACGCCTTCACGCTCAACGGCTTTGACAAGCCGCCGACCCATTCATTCAACCCATTCTCCAAGGAGCGCGGCGAAATGGTGGGCGCCTACGTGGTTGTCAAGATGCACAGCGGCGACTACCTCACCGAGTGCATGAGCCGCGAGGAAATCGACGCCATCAAGAACCGATCCGAATCTGTGAAGGCCGGAAAGACCTCGCCATGGGACACCGACTACGGCGAGATGGCGAAGAAGACTGTGGTCAAGCGGGCCTACAAATACTGGCCCAAGTCCGACCGCCTCGATCAAGCCATCCACCACCTGAACACTGATGGCGGCGAAGGACTGGCGACGCTGGCAAAGCCTGCGGCAGTTGACCCAACGCCAATCATCGAAGGCGCCCGCGCAACGAAGACGGTTGACGAACTCAACGCCTACTGGGCAGAGCACAACGGCAAGCTGGCAAACGACCTGGCAGCGCACGATGCGCTCAAGAAGGCATGCCAAGCGCACAAGAAACGGCTGGCCGCAGAAGCCGCCAAGAACGACGCAACCGATGTGGAGGTGAAAGATGCCGTGGCTACAGCTTGACCAAGGTTCGGACGAATGGCTAACAGCGCGGCGTGGAAAAATCACCGGCAGCCGATTCAAGGATGCGCGCGACAAACTCAAGGGCGGCCAGCCGTCTAAGGCGTGCCTCGGGTATGCCATGGACGTTGCCCGCGAGCGTATCGGCGGAATCGCGCCGTCCAAGTTTCAGAACGCAGCCATGCGCACTGGCACCGAGCAAGAGCCATTCGCCCGCGCCATGTACGAAGCGCGCACGGGGCACATGGTTGACGAAGCCGGGTTCTACCTGTCTGACGATGCGGTGTTCGGCCTCAGCCCGGACGGCCTGGTAAACGATGACGGTGTGATCGAGATAAAAACGATGGTGGGCAGCGACACCCTGTTCACCGCCGTGGCCGATGGCGACGTTTCAGCCTACATGGACCAGTGCCTGGGCTACCTGTGGCTGCTTGGGCGCCAGTGGGTTGACCTTGTGCTGTGGTGCCCGGACCTGAACCACATGGCAATCCACCGCATCACTCGCAACGAGGACGCCATCGAAGCGCTGGAAGCCGACCTAATGGCTTTCGCGCGCCTGGTGACGCAGTACGAAACCACCCTGCGCACCGCCATTCAATCAACCACAGAAACGGCACTGGAGGCCGCATAAAACCATGGCAACTCTCACCGGACTTTTCACCCTGGGCCGCGATGCGGAAACACGCGTCACCAATGGAGGCACTACCGTCGTTCAATTGGCCGTGGCCTACAACTACGGGCGCAAGGGCGACGACGGCAAGAAGCCCAGCCAGTGGGTGCGCGCATCCATGTTCGGCAAGCAGGCCGAAGCGCTCATTCCGTACCTTACCAAGGGCAAGCAGGTATCGCTGGTGATTCGTGATCTGCACATCGCCACGTTCCAGAAGCAGGACGGCAGCACCGGCACATCGCTGGAGGGCGTGGCGGACTTTGACGACTTTGCACGCGGCCAGAAACAGGAAGGCGCAGCGCCAGCACCAGCCCCCCGCCCTGCGCCGCCACCGCCCCCTGCGCAACGCTCTGCAGGCAGTGGCTTTGACGACATGGACGACGACATCCCTTTTTGAAGACGGGACGACGGTTGATGTACCACGCCGAAAGCAGCTGCTTGTTCGAGATTGACGCAACCGAGCTACCAGCCCTGCTAGACACCATAGATGGGCAGCTTTGCATTGATGTGACTGGCGTTCCCAAATACGAAAGAGCCTTCAGGCTTGGGCGCCCTCCGCCTGATTGACCGCCCCACCCCACACCCAGCCCGCACCAGCGGGCTTTTTTATGCCTACCTATGACTGACTACACCGACTTCGTGACGACAAAGCTGCGCGCAGTGCCGCCAGTTGGCATCACGCGCCAGATTGATTTGATTGATGGACTGTTCCCGCATCAGATTGACCTGGTGCGCTGGGCGCTGCGCCGTGGCCGTGCTGCCATATTTGCAGATACAGGCCTTGGCAAGACCCGTATGCAAGTGGCGTGGGCCGATGTGGTGCACCGTGAGACAGGCGGCGACCTGCTTATCTTGGCCCCGTTGGCAGTGGCGCAGCAAACGGTTGCGGAGGCCGCAGCGTGTGGCGTGACGATCACGCACGCCCACGACGCCAGCGAGATTCGCCCCGGCATCAACATCACCAACTATGACAGACTGCACAAGTTCGACACGGCGCGGTTTGTCGGTGTAGTGCTGGACGAATCGAGCGTCATAAAGCACCACAGCAGCAAGACATTGCAGGCGCTGCTGGACGCATTCAGCCGCACGCCATACAGACTCTGCGCCACCGCAACCCCGGCCCCGAATGATTGGACGGAGCTAGGTACACATGCGGAGTTCCTAGGCATCCGCTCGCGAGCAGAAATGCTGGCCGAGTTCTTCGTGCACGACGGTGGCGACACGCAGACATGGCGCATCAAGGGCCACGCCAGGCAGATCTTCTGGCGCTGGGTAGCTTCGTGGGGCGTCATGCTGCGCAGCCCTGCAGACCTGGGCCACGACGCATCAGCCTACAACCTGCCACCTTTGAGCGTGCACCAGCACACCGTAGAGAGCGACCACAGCCAGGAGGAAACGGGCTTTCTGTTCGCCATGGAAGCTGCCGATCTGATGGAGCGCAGGAATGCGCGCAAGGCCAGCTTGGCGGCGCGAGTGGCTGCGTGCGCAGAGATAGTTAACGCCAGCGATGAGCCATGGGTTGTCTGGTGTGACCTGAATGCAGAGGGTGACGCACTGCGAGCCGCCATACCAGGAGCTGTCGAAATCCGGGGAGCCGACACCGAGGACGTGAAAGAGCAGCGACTGATGGACTTTGCCGCTGGGCGCATCCGGGTGCTCATCACAAAGGCATCGATCACCGGATGGGGCTTGAACTGGCAGCACTGCCGCAACGTGGCATTTGTTGGCGTGACGGACTCATGGGAGGCGTACTACCAGGCCGTCAGGCGCTGCTACCGCTTCGGCCAAAAGCGCGAAGTGCATGTGCACATCTTCGCCAGCGAGCAAGAGGGCTCTGTGGTGGCGAACCTGAAACGCAAAGAGGCGGACGCAAAGGCGATGGGCGATGCGCTGGCATCCGAGGTCATCGACAGCGTGCGCGACGAACTGATGGGCCAAGGGCGCGAGAGCAACGACTACACGCCACGCAAGGCCATGAACCTACCTAACTTTTTGAGGCAAGCATGAACGTACTGAACCAAGCCAGCGGCGACAACTACACGGTATTCCACGGAGACTGTGTGGACGTGCTCAAAGGCATCCCGGACGCCACGATTGACTACAGCATCTTCTCCCCGCCCTTTGCCAGCCTCTACACCTACAGCAACAGCCCGCGCGACATGGGCAACGTGCGCAACGATGAGGAATTCTTCGCGCACTTTGATTTTTTGGTGGCAGAACTGCGCCGAGTGATGAAGCCTGGGCACAACGTCAGCTTTCACTGCATGCTGATGCCTACCAGCAAAGAGCGCGATGGATACATCGGCCTGAAAGACTTCCGAGGTGATTTGATCCGAGCTTTCCAAAAGCACGGTTTCATTTACGCCAGCGAAGTTTGCATCTGGAAAGACCCGGTAACGTCCATGCAACGCACCAAGGCCCTTGGCCTGCTGCACAAGACCGTGCGCACCAACGCCTGCATGAGTCGCCAGGGCATCCCGGACTACCTGGTGACCATGCGTGCGCCAGGTGAAATGGTGGACAAGGTTACCCATGAGCCGGAGCAGTACCCGGTGGACAAGTGGCAGAAGGTGGCAAGTCCCGTATGGATGGACATTGACCCATCCGACACCCTGCAATACCGCAGCGCGCGGGAGCACGACGACGAGCGACATATCTGCCCGCTACAGCTTGAGGTAATCCGGCGCGGAATTGACCTGTGGACGAACCCCGGCGACGTGGTGCTTTCACCGTTCACCGGCATCGGCTCCGAAGGCTTCGTAGCTGTGGAAATGGGCCGCAAGTTCGTCGGCGCCGAGTTAAAGCAGTCCTACTTTGAGCAGGCCGCGCGCAACTTGGCAGCCGCAGAGCAGGAGCAGACACAAGACCTGTTTGCATAGCCATGGGACGCGGCTCCAAGCACGGCCTACACCGGGACGAATGGGAGCAGCGCAGGACCGAGTTCTGCGCGCGCGGCCAAGACCTCCCGCAAACGAAGCTGATGGACCTGGATGTTGTAGCCATCCGATCAGCCAAGCGGCAGCGCGAGAGCTTGCTAAAGCACATCCGCGAGAACCTATCCAACGCTGCGCTCGCCCGCCAGTTCGGTGTACACGAGCGCACCATCGAAAAAATCATGAGCAGAGAGGCATGGACGCACATATGACCACCCCCACCAAGCATGCAGGCTTCGCCCTGTCCAACCCCGTCCCGCAAACCAAGTGGGAAGCCCAGCGCAACAAAGAGCGCATCACCCTGCGCGACCACCAGACCATCCCGCACCTGAACAGCACCATGGGCGGGCGGTACGATGGCAAGGAGCTGCTGTACCGGGGGCGCGAATGAACCAAACCCGCATCGGCTCACTGATCGAAGTGGCCATCAACATCGCCATCGGCTTCGGCATCAACTGGATAGCCAACCTGTGCATCCTGCCCATGTACGGCTTCCAGATTACCGGGGGGCAGGCCTTCACCATGGGCCTGATCTTCACGGTCATCAGCGTGGCCAGGGGGTACATCATCCGGCGCTGGTTCAATGCCCGCCTACAGCGGGCGGCCCAGCGCATGGCGGAGGCCATGGCATGAGAAAGACAAGCGCCTACGCCCGCAAACGGCGCCATGCAGACCCACTGGCTGGCCTACGTTTGCTGGACAAAGCCAGACCCTTCGACCCCGGCGACACGACAGAGCAGCACATCAAAACCCGCGCCTGCTTTGACCGGCTGGCAGACGGCACGGCAGACAACGACGACTTCGACCGCGTGGCCATGGCGATCAACCTTGCCAAGGTGCGCGCGCTCGAAATCGACCGGGGCCTCGCCGACTTGCTGGAAGCTGGACAGCACGCCATGACAGCCGTCAGAAAGCGGCATGACCGGTGGGGCAAGTGGGAAGTGCTGCCAGCCGAGCGAGTCGCCATCGTGGAAGCACTGGACGCCCACGAAGCCATCACCGACGCCAGCAGCCCGCTGCAAATGCACGCCGCACTGGACGTTGTGCGGCGCAGCGTCATTGCCAATATGAAGAAGAACCATGAGCACACCCGAAGCCCTGGCATCCCTCGCGTACCCCCTCACGCTTGAGCAACGCATCGACATGCGCAAGAAAGAGCGCATCAAGAAAGCGCCCAAGCCCGCAGTCGTCAACAACGGCACCGTCAACCACAAAACAAACCCCTACACAGCACCCGAGCTGCGCCCGTTTGCAGGCCGCCCTGGCGCCATGGACGCCTTTGCCCTGCCCAGCCGCAGGGGCGGGGGGCGGTATTACAGGGACGGAAGGGTGGAGGTGGTGGGATGAGCCGGGAAGCACATACACCTGGACCTTGGGCCGTGCTCCCAGAAGAATGCGACAAGCCCTACATCCGCGTTCGAGGAACGGCACTTGGCTGCCGCTACAAGGTGGCAAATGTCATCACTCCAATTTACGACGGAGTCCCCTCGAAAGAGGCGGAAGAAACCCGCGCCAATGCCCGCCTGATTGCCTCTGCGCCCGAGTTGCTGAAAGCGGCTCAAGCCGCCTGGAACTGCATCAGCGAACTGAACCCAACACAAGCTCGCGCTGAAGTAGTGCAGATGCTGCAGGCCGCGATAGAGCAGGCCACCGGAGCAGAACCATGATCCACCCAGGTAAACATCTTTCAAGCACCACGCCCACACCCAAGTGCATGGTCTGCACCACCCCCAGGCGCTGCGGCGCCCCTGCCCTGCACACCAAGGGGCCGCGATGCATCGGCAGGCCCGATGGCAAAGACGACTGCGATTGCCTCAACGCATGCGGCGATGACCCATGGATTGAATCCGGCCGCAGCATGCCATGCGAACACCGGCGAGAAACGCAGGCCCGTATCGCAGCCCTCGCCACGGCAGCGCCAGCCGCTGTGGCGTGGCGCGAGCTGTGCAGACGTCTCTATGTAGAGTTGTTCTACTGCGACCAACAAATGACCAGTGGGAAACGCCCAAAGTGGCGGCAGGGCAAGACGGTGCGCGATGTGCTGGCAGACGCGAAGGCCGCGCTTGATGCAGCGCAGGAGGGCCAGTGATGGGACTCCCGCTTTACGCTCCCCCACGCTCCCGCCATCACCTCAAGCCCGGCGGCGTGGACGCCTTTGCCCTGCCAAGCCGCCGGGGCGGGGCGCGGTATTACAGGGATGGGCGGGTGGAGGGGGTGGCATGAGCTTTCACGCGCCAAACCAATTTCGCGTCCGAAAGGGACGCGTAGCAACAGACGAAACCAACGGCAACAACGGCGCGTTTCTGGTGCCGCAACGCCCGGGAAAAACACCATTCATGGTCATCGCCAGCGATGGCGACGGCTGGGACCACGTAAGCGTCAGCCTGCCAGACCGCTGCCCCACATGGGAGGAAATGTGCCGAATAAAGGCACTGTTTTGGGACGACGAGGACGCAGTGATGGAACTGCACCCGCCGCGCTCGGACTTGGTGAACAACCACCGGTTTTGCCTGCACCTCTGGAGGCCACAGCAATGCGCGGTGCCGCTGCCCCCGGCCTACATGGTCGGCTACAAGGAACTCGGGGTGCTGCGATGACCCGCAAACGCCGCATCCCCAAAACCCACTACAGCCTGGTGCACGAACTGTTCGCCAGCGACAGCGCCCCCATGCCAGCGCACACCCGCCGCCACCAGCTCACGCGCATGGCCGATGCGCTCAGCGAAATGATGCACGCCCCCCGGCCCGGCAACGAAGCATGGCGCGTGCTCAGCGATGCCGTCAACCTGCTCGAAACCCTGGTGCTGTGCGGCGAAGCCCCGGTGAAAGACGCCACCACCGGCAAAACCATCGCCAGCCACTGGCGCGGCTGCGACGGCAACCCCGTGGAGATTGCCGACGCCAGCGGCCTGCTGGCAGACGCCATTGCCGCCATGGCCAAGGCGGGCGAGCGCGCGTTTGATGGCAAGCCTATGCGCCTGGACGGCCCCGGCCTGCAGGCGGTGCGCGCCGTGCTGGAGGACTACCAGACAGCGCTGGAATGCCTGCCCGCCCGCACCATGGTTCGCTGCCACCGCACCACAGAAAAGCGCATCCGCGAAATCTACGGCCGCATCGAGCACCTGCCCGATGGGGTGCATGTGATGGTGATTTGAGGGGACAACATGAAAGAACGACCAATACTTTTCAGCGGCCCCATGGTGCGCGCGCTGCTGGCTGGCACGAAGACGCAGACGCGGCGGATTGTGAAGCCGCAGCCAGCGCCCGACCAGCAACCGCGCACGGTGATTGGCTCCAGCGGGTTCGTGTACGTGATGGACAACGCGCCTTTGTTGCCCTACCCCGAAGTGCGGCGCGTTCGCTGGGACTGCCCCTACGGCCAGCCCGGCGACCGGCTTTGGGTGCGTGAGACGTTCGGTCACTTCGAGCGCAATGACAACTTCACGCCCGGCTGCGAGGTCTTCTACCGCGCGGACGGCGGGTGTCTGGAAATAGAGCCATGGCGCCCCAGCATCCACATGCCCCGCTGGGCCAGCCGCATCACCCTGGAAATCACCGGCGTGCGCGTGGAGCGGCTGCAGGACATCGACATATCTGCCGCACAAGCCGAAGGGGTATCAGACACGGGCTCCCTGATTCTCGACAGCGCAGGGAACGAACAGGGCGGGCCGATAGCCGAGTATGCAGTGCTCTGGGAGCAGATCAACGGCCCCGGAAGCTGGGACGCCAACCCGTGGGTGTGGGTGCTGGAGTTCCGGAGGCTGCCATGAACGCAATCGACCTTTTCGCAGGCGCGGGCGGCTTCAGCACCGGGGCCACCATGGCGGGCTGCACCGTCGTGTGGGCGGCCAACCACTGGCCCGCAGCGGTGCAGGTGCACGCCAACAACCACCCAGGCGCCGTGCACGTCTGCCAAGACCTGCAGCAAGCCGACTGGACGCGCGTGCCAGCACACGACCTGCTGCTGGCCAGCCCCGCATGCCAGGGCCACAGCCGGGCGCGCGGCAAAGAGCGCGCACACCACGACGCGCAGCGCTCCACCGCCTGGGCCGTGGTGTCTGCAGCCGAATGCCACCGGCCCGCCGTGGTGCTGATCGAAAACGTGCCCGAATTTGCCGCATGGGTGCTGTACCCCGCCTGGTGCGCAGCCATGTACGCCCTGGGCTACGCGCTGGCGCCCATGGTGCTCGACGCAGCCGACCATGGCGTGGCCCAGCACCGCCGCCGCCTGTTTGTGGTGGCCACGCGCAGCCAGCACCCCATAGAGCTGCACCTGCCGCGCCACGCGCATGTGGGCAGTGCAAGCATCATCGACTTTGGCGCCGGGCGCTGGCAGCCCATCGACAAGCCGGGCCGCTCTGCCAACACCCTGGCTCGCGTGCGCGCAGGGCGCGCAGCACACGGCAGCCGGTTTGTGACCGCGTATTACGGCAGCGAGACAGGCGGGCGCTGCCTGAGCCGCCCCCTTGGCACCATCACAACGCGCGACCGCTGGGCCGTGATTGACGGCAACCGCATGCGCATGCTCACGGTGTCAGAGTGCCGCGCGGCCATGGGCTTCCCGGCCACATACCGCCTGCCAGAGCGCACAAAGGACGCCGTGCACATGCTGGGCAACGCGGTATGCCCACCCGTGGCGCGGGACGTCATCAATGCGATCAAGGGGGCGGCATGAAAATCACAGAAACAGAAACCCTCTACAGCAAGAAGGGGCGCCGCTACGTGCCTACATACAGCCTGGCCCACTGGAACTATGACGGCGACATGATGCCCGTGGGTAGCTTTCGCCTTGTGCACGCCTACAGCGACGGCGGGCGCAGGTATGCATACAACGTCACCCCAGACACCGCCGGATGGGTGGCTGCTGCCACGCTGGCAGTGCACGCCATGACCGAGGCAATACACAAAGCCAACCAACACACGATTGCAAGCGGTACGCCGTGGACGAAAAAACAGCAAGCCGCTATTGCGCAAGCGAACGCCATTCTTGAGGCGGCCGGAATCTGGAGCAGGCGCGGATGGACGACAGCAGCGGCGCACGACGTTGCCAAAGCTGGCATTGATGCGGTCAGGCAATGGGCGAACCAACCAAAGGACACGAAATGACGACACAACACCCCGAGGAGCTGCGGCTGGCGGACGAATTGGAGGCTGAGTTCGCGCAAGGGCGCATAAGCAATCACACAGGCCGCAAGGCGGCAACTGAACTGCGCAGCCTGCACACCCGCATTGCAGAGCTTGAAGCACAGCTTGAAGCCATCGGCGCAGGTGCCGGTAGCGAGCCAATAGCGTGGCTGGTTTGCACAGAAGAAGGCGACCCGGACATGGTGTTTCTGAGCCAGCACGAAGCCCAGCAGTACCTTGAGGACGATGAGCGTCCGACACCCCTGTACACCCACCCCTCTCCCACAGAGGGAATGGTGGGAGTGTGGATCAGTGTGGATGAGCGGTTGCCAGAACCGGGTGTTCCAGTGCTGCTGGACATTGGCGAGAAGTACCCGATTCGCGCAATGTGGGCAGCAAAGCACACCGTCGAAGCGTGTGACGACGACACCGACTGGGGCGAGTATGTGGAGGAGGACGACATGTACTACGCCCCCGAGGGCTGGTACGAGTGGAACCAGTGCGAGGACAACGACTGGCGCGTTACCGAAACGCCGCGCGCATGGGCTCCGCTCCCACCCACCACTGCCGCTGGTAGCGGAAAGGGGGTGAGCAATGCCGATCAAGCCTGAGAACAGGGCTCGCTACCCGAAGGAATGGAAGGCCATTCGCGCCCGAATCCTGGCGCGCGCCGGTGACTGCTGCGAATGGTGCCACGTCCCGAACAAGGCCCGCATCACACGCGGCATAGGCGACGACGCCGACACCTACATGGACGCCGACGCCAACGTTTACTGCGCCAACACGGGCGAGCACTTCGGCAAAACGCACATGTCGAACTACGAGTGCAACGGGCGCTGGATCAACATCGTGCTGACCATCGCCCATCTTGACCACACGCCAGAGAACTGCGCGGACGAGAACCTGCGCGCACTCTGCCAGCGCTGCCACCTGAAACACGACCGCGAACACCACGCCGAGACGGCCAAGGCCACACGCCGCGCCCGGCTGCAGACGCCCGAACTTTTCTAGGACCCATCATGAAAAACCAACAAGTGGCGCCAGAAGCGCTGCGGCTGGCGGTGCTTCTTGAACTCGCGCCGGAAGACGGCGTTGAGCCACAGACCACCGAGGACGCTGCCGCCGAACTGCGGCGCCAACACACCGAATGCGACGCACTGACAAGCGCCGCCGCAATTGCTTGGGGCTGGCTGTGGCATGTGACCACGGAAGATGACCGGGTGAAAACTGCGCGGCATTTGTTAGGTCAGTTTTTGAGCCACGACATGAAACGCTACGGTATCCAGACTGCTAAGGACGAAGGCGCACAGGTGAACGTGCAGGAAATCGAAGCCGCCATGCTGCGCGGTGAATTTTAGGCGGTCGCCTATCCTGGCACCACAACACACAAAACATCTGCCAGCGACAGCCAATCAAGCGCTGGTAGCTATCGTAAACATAGCAAGAAAGTACGCAATATGAATACACCACGCTGGTACATGGTCAACAAAATGGGCATGGCGAAGCTGTGCGCGAGCAAAGCCGATGCCGAGAAGGAAGCAGCCGATGTGCAAAGATTCTGGCCACACATGGGGCCGCATCGTGCGGTGCAGTTGGTGGAAGCAGCGGATGTAGAGGCGCTGCGCACCGGTTACGCCGCAGCGCGGCTGGAAATCGAGTCGCTGCAAGCCAGGATCAAGACTATGGCCGAAGAACACGCGGATGAGCTGACTGTGGCGCACTTGGACGGAATGCGTGGACGCAGCACGGAGCCTGCAGGCGAGTATCCGGCGCTGCCTGATGCTGACCGCGATTACATGCGCAAGGTTGTAGCGGTGGCCGTGGCGATGCTTTTTGATGGCTACAAAGAGGATGTGATGCGGGTCTTCAGCACCGGCGAGTTGAGCGAGTTCGTGACCATCACCGCAGCCATGAGAGTGGAGAAGGTAGAGGACATCTACCGTCGCGCATGGGATTTATTGTCCCTACCGATCCGCGCATCCCATAGGCAAGCACCAGCAGCAGCACAGGCAGCGCCTGCCGCTGCGGCGGGATGCACGCGCTCGCACCCGCACGAAAACATGGACAGCGCCTGCCGCGCAAAAGCGGCGATAGCAGAAATGCAGAACATGGCCGCACGCGGAGCAGAGGCGACGACTCACGATCTGGAGCGGTTCGTTGCAATGCTCGCCGCCGCGCCCACCACCCAGCCAGCGCCCCAGCAGGAGGCGCAGGAGCCGGTGGCGTGGTACGTGACGGGGTGTGGTCGGTTGCTGGATGAAGATGAAGCAAAGGCCGAAGCGCGGCACATCGGCGGGACGGCAAGGGCTATCCCACTTTACACAGCGCCCCAGGCAGACAGCGTGCTGGAAGATGCGAAGAGGTATCGGTGGCTGAGGCAAGAGCATAAGCGCGTTGACCCTGTATGCCATCTAACTTGGAAGCGAAATCTGCAACGGGACAGCTCCGAATGGGTAAACACCGCCGTACTAGACACGGCAATCGACGCAGCCCGCAATCAAGGAGCAAACCATGACTGAGCCGACAGATGCGCTTTTGCCCTGCCCGTTTTGCGGTGGCGCCGCATCGCTGCACAACGACACCGACAGCCCATGCTGGTTTGTTGGGTGCAGCAATAGCGCCTGCCATATCGAGCCTTGTCACTACGCCGACACGGAGGCCGAAGCCATCGCCACATGGAACCACCGCACACCGCAGCCCACCCAGGCGCAGGCCGGGGCGGTGCCACGACCTGTGACCGCCGCTGAACATGAAGTGTTGATGGCCGCAGCGCGTGACAGCATGACATTTGTTGCGAAAGGGAGGCTTGTTGAGTCCTCCGAGGAACAGGCGGCAGACAGCGTGCTGGAGGATGCGGCGCGGCTGGAGTTCGAGATGCAGCATGGCTCGGCCATCGCCGCAGCCCGCAAGCAAGGAGCGAACCATGACTGAGCCAGTACTGACTTGCCCAGAATGTGGCAGCGATCGCGTGACAACCGAACATCACCAGATGTTCATGGTCAACGGCGGAGATCACTACTGCCATGCAGTGAAGCCGCAGGACGCTGATTCGCCAGCAACTTGCTTGGCCTGCCGATGGGAAGGGGAGCGTGGCGATTTGAAAAAGCAAGGAGCAAACCATGACTGAACCGACAGACGCCGAACTTGACGAACTGCGGCAAGCAAACAGCGGGCGGCTGAACTTCGTCACGTTCAGCGAGTTCCGCACGATCGCCCGCGCAGTCCTTGCAAAGTGGGGCACGCCGCAGCCCGTGGCGCCCAGCGAGCCAACGCCAGCATTCGACGACCCTCGCGTGCAGGCCGTGTACGGCATCCTTTGCGATGACGCCGACTGGCCTCCGAAGGATGAGCCGCAGCAGCACTGGGAAGGCTGGATTGCGCGGCGCATTGTGGAGCGATTGTGCCAGGAGCCAGTGTTGCGCGAGCCGCTGACGGATAGCCAGGCGCAGGTCGGGGCGGTGCCGCTGACATGCGAATGGACACATGATGAAAATGACGGATTCTGGGAGAGCGCGTGCGGCGAAGCGTGGCAATTCAATGATGGAGGGCCAGCAGACAACAACGTGCGATTCTGCCAAGGGTGCGGCAAGCCGCTCGGCATCAAAGGAGGCCAGCATGGCACTGAGTGACCA